GAAATCGTGTCAGCGTTGGTGTCGTGGTGAATCCCCCAATCATTGGCGTTCGGGTATTCGGTCAACGATGCCGGCGCCGCGCTCGATGTCTTTTGATTGGCGCGGCCGATATAAGCAGGCCCAAACGCCGCGCCACTCTTGCCCAACGAAATCGCGCCATTGTCGGCAACGGCCGGCGCTAACGCCGTTGCATCCGAGCCGCCCAACACCGAAGCAAACGCGGCGGCCAACGCGGTCTTTTGGTAGGTGTCCGCCGCAGCGTTTCCTCCGAAAAGATAGTCTCCGGTGGCCGGCGCCGCGGTCGTCGTTGCCGCGTTAAAGAAATTTTTGTCTTCAACCCCCATGGCCTACGGAATCAAAAGAGTTCCGGCCCCCGAGGCCGTTAGAAGCAAACCCGCACCATCGGCGGTCAATAGTTCGGCAAGCAAAACCCCGGCGCCAAGAATGGCCGTCGTAGTAAACCCGTCGGTTACAACGTCCAAAACCGGGCAGGCGTAGCCGTTATAATCGATGCTGCCGCCCTCATTCAAGGTCGGACAGTCCGCGTAGTTGAACGTAAAATGGATATTTTCCCGGCGGTGCCGGCTGCCGTAGTCGTCCCCGCCGTTATATTCTAGCTCACCCTTGTCCCATAGCCCGCGCACCGTCACGCCCCCGCCACCGCTCGGCGTCGCCGTTACTTCGACGGTGCCAAGCGTTGGCGCAAATAGGGCGGCGACTGGTTCGGCCATTGGTTAGGCGGTTTTCGGTGCGGCTTTTTTGGCCGGCGCCTTTTCTTTCTCTGCGCGCGCTTCCGCTTGTGCGGCGTCGTCCGATCCCGCCGGCGCAAACCGGCCAGAAGCGCCAACAAGCGCCCGCGCCTCGTCAGCGGGAAGTTCAATGGTTTCCCCGCGCTTCACAATGTCACCATTCACGCGGGATTCGCGAACGGTGCACGTCACTTTGAGAGTTTTGCTTGGCATTGTTTTTTTGGTTATGGGTGATTTGAGAAAGCGCGCCCGGCCTGCGTTACAAAGGGCCGGGCGCGCCCGTTAGGGAGGAGGCCCTTTAGGTGAGGTCTTGGATTGCCGAGAATTCGGCCGGCCGCGCCACGTTAATGTCGAGATCCTGGAAGATTCGAAGGACCACGCCGCCGGTGGCGACTTTGGTTGCGGTGTCGCGAATCATTTCCACGCCGCCCCACATGCCGATCAGAAGGGAAGAAATGTTCCCGTAAATCAGGCCGGTTTTGTCCGTTCCAACGCCGAGGTTGGCGGGAACGTTGTTGGTGACGTAGATGCGGCCGATGTCAGTGTCGACGGCGTTGATTCCGTCACCCGCACGCGTGCCGAGGAAAAGGCCGCTTCCGGCGTCCTTCTTTGTTTCCAACAAGAGTTTCTTGCCGTGCGAGTTGGTGAGGCCAACCGACATTCCCGTGTCGGCGTTGGCGGTGCCGAGATCCTCTTCGAGTTCCAAAAGGTTCCCGTGGGTGATCGTTCCACCGCTGGTCACGCTACCGATGCCCGAGGTGTTGAGAATGCCCGTTGGGTTGTTGCCAGTGCCGTCGCCGTTGATTGCGCCGGTTTCGATGGCAATGCCAAGGCCGCGGCGAATGCTGCGAGTCAGAAGTCCCTCAAGGCCAGGCGTCGACGTTTTGCCGGCTTGGCGAGTGAAGGAAATACGACTGGCCACGGTGCCAAACGTCAGGGTGACGTTGTCCATCGTGTAATTGCCGTCCGTTGGTTCAGCGTCTTCCGCGACCCACTCAAACGCCGGGTTGGTCAGTTCGCGAGGAATCTGAACGTTGCCGACAAGGCCGGGAAGCATGGTTGGCCCGAGTTGCATCAAAATCGTTTGCTCGCGCAACGACTCAATGAACATCTCGCTGGCCAGCTCGGTGTCGACCAGCTCGGCGGCCTCGGAGTTGCCGACGCCAACGCCAACCAACGCACGTTCGCCGTAGAGAAGCGAACGGATCGCCGGATCTTTCGGAATCCAACCGCGAAGGAGAAAATCAGTCGGAATGGCAACGCGGTCGTTGCTGCGGCCCTGGTGCTCTTTCAGCGCCTCGGAAACCTCGAACTCGTATTCGGCGCGGCGAGAGTCGCCGGTGGCCAAGGCCTCGAACACGTTCAAGAACGAATACCGTTTCTTCTCTTTCTTGGAGAGTCCGATTTCATCAGAGGTTGCGCCCGGCGTGCGTTTCTGCGCCTTGTTCAACACCTCGGCATTGAAATCGGCCACGCTGGTTCCTTCTTCGCATGCGCGCTCGGCGTCGGAGGCGAAACCCCACTCGCGGCCCACTCGCCGAATTTGTGCTTGGCGTTGGCGGTCAGCGGCCACGGCGTCTTCGATGGCGCGTTGAGATGGCGCCTCGTTCGTGATTTCGACCGAGCGTTGGCGTTGTGCGGTCGGCTCGGTTTTTTGCGTTGCCGGCGCTTCCGGCTCGGTCGTTTCTAGCATCGTATTCGATTGGTTGTTGTTCGATTGGGCGCGGCTTTTCCGCGCCTGTTCGATTTCCGAGAGCCGGCACTTTTCGCCCGCGCTCCTACCAAATCCGGTTCCACGATCAGCCGGCACCGTCACAAGGGAGGCCTCCAATGGCTCCCAATCCGTCACTCGGTAATAGTCGCCGGTTTCGTCTTCTCTTTCGTGTTCCCAACCGTGAATGCGAAACCCCACCGACACGTTGCGCAAAATGCCGTCGTCGATGTCTTGGCGCTTTTCTTTTGCCAGGCCGGAGTTGCCTAGCCGAACGGTTGGCCAAATTGAGCCATCTCGAATTTCGGCCGATTCAATGACGCCCAATTGTTGGGTGTGATCATGCATCCATAACACCGGCGCCGAGCCACTCTGCATCCACCCCATGCGCACGGCGTCGGCGGAATGGTCTAGAGTTTCATGAACATCGGCATAAAGGTTCACCGCGTCGTCGGTCGTTAACCGGAACTCATAGCGAGCGGGCGCGTCGTCGTTTTCTCCCTCGGCCCGTACACGACGAATGCTTTCCGGGTCAGCCCGAAAAGCACGCGTCAAAACTTGCGAAGGATCGGCGGGCGGTTGTTTCATGCCCGCCGAAAAGGTGGCACTTTCTCAGTACCTACTTCACCGACTTTAATGGCGGGCGCTTCTTTCTCGCCGGCCTTTTCTTTGGTGTCGGTTTGGCCTCGTCTTTTGGCCCTAAGCCGGCCGATTGTAATGCGATCCCATGGTTGTTAAATTTCTCCAACAACGGGTCAAGTTGTTTGGCTTGAATGCCGAGGCTTCTAAAGGCCGCATCAATCAAGCCGACGACAGCGTTGCATTCATCAAAATCCACCGAGAGCATGGTGGCCGGGTGCGGTTGTTTGTCTTTGGGTGTGGACATATCACCGCAATGAACCCGGCTCTTTCTTATTCGGCGGGCGGTTCTTCCTCCACGGGCGGTTCTTCCTCCACGGGCGGTTCTTCCTCCACGGGCGGTTCTTCCTGCGCTGCAAGATAAGTCTCAATCGGTTCCACAGCCGCTAGGAGTGCCGCATAAGCCGCTGCGGCTTCTGGGACGTTGGCAAGAATGTCGTCAAGGCTATCGTGATGAATGCGCCCAGCGTCGCCCTCATCGCCCTCCAACACTTCGCCGGTTTCCGCGTCATGATAGCGCTTGTTGATGCGAAGCCAGCCAGGATCGGCGGGATTGGATTTATTGAAAACCCACGTTGGAAACCAAATATCCGGATAGGTTTTTGATTCCGTCGGGGCGACGACTTTTGGCTCAGGTGCTTTGATTGGCATGGTGTTTATGTGGTTAGGCGCTAGTAACGGTTTCCCAGGCAGACCCCGTGTAGACTGCTAGTTTTGAAAGGGTAGAATCGTAAACCACCATTCCCGCCGTTGGTGAGCTAATGGCGTTTTTCTGCGTGGTGGTCATGCGAGGAGGCATGAACGCTTTAGTGGTACTGGAAACGTCTAGGATTGCGTTGGCGTTGGGCGCCACAGTTCCAATACCGACGTTGCCGGATGTATCAAAATACATAGCGTCAATCGCGCCTACTGTGATTTTTAGCGGTGATCCTGTGCTGCCGCTCGCCGTAGTCCATGAGTATATACGGTTGGAGCCACTCTCCGCGCCCATCATCAAAGCACTCGCCGTCACCCCGGTCCGGGAAACTGCAATATAGGCGCTCCCGGCATCAGAAACATGCAGTTTTCTTTTAGGCTCTGTAGTTCCAACCCCTAGCGCATCCAAACTGCGGTCGTAATACAGCACGTCGCGTGCGTTTACCGAGTCGTAGATTCGGAAATCGTTATCGCGGGAGCCATCCCGAAATAGCTGGTAAATTCGAGTTCCATTTTCGTAGAGTTGCAGACCCGAATCAAACCCGGTGAATGCGTCTGTGTAGATGTAGGCGACGCCTGCCGTCGATTTTGAGCGGATGATAGTAAAGGCACTGTCCTGAACGTCGAGCTTGTGCCCCGGAGCTGTAACCCCAATGCCGAGGTTGCCGCTCTGGAAGACATGCTTGGTGATGGTTGCCGGTCCCCACCACGCTTCATTGTCAGCCGACGCGGTGACACCTTTGCCAATGCAAATCACGTTATCGAAAAGATCGTTTAGGCCGGCCTCATAGCCGATGTAAATCGAATAGTCGCCGTTTGACGAATCGCCGGCGCGATAGCCGGCCGCAACGCCGCCATAACTTCCGCTTTGATATTGAGCATAAGCGCCGACACCCACCGCTCGGTCGGCGCTTGCGGTCGTTTGGTAGTGTGCTTGATGGCCAACGCCGACCGCATAGTCGGCCGCCGAGGTGTTGCCGGCCAGGCGTCCAACAAAATTCGATTCGAGGCCGGTATATCCCGCCGATGTAATCACGTTGCCGTAAATGTAAGCGGTGGTTTGCGACGTGTTGCCAATAGCCGCGGTGTTGCTTCCTTTAGCCTCGGCGTTGTATCCAATCGCGATTTCCTCCTGTGCCGAGTTTGAGGAACCCTCGGTAAGATAGCCGATGTAAATCGACTTTTCCGGGTCGGTTAACGCGGTAACGCCGTTCGTTTGATATTGGCCGGCCCCTTGCCCGATGAAAATGTTTCGGGCGCCAATTGTGTTCGAACCGCCGGCAAGTTGGCCGACGAACACGTTTGCCGAACCGGTTGTGTTGGCCACGCCGGCGGAATCACCGAAAAACACGTTGTTGTTGCCGCCGGTAATGTTCGCCAACCCGGCATCGTTACCAAACCCTACGGAATCAGTGCCATCGAGGTTGTTCCCGATCGTGCGCGCGAAGGCTAAGGCCAAATCGGACCCCAACCAACGCCGTTCAGCTCCCGATGCCGGCGCGGTTGCGCCGTTGTATCCTACAAAATAATCATTGGTAGCAACGGCGGCCGTTGCCGTGAGCGCGTTCCATTTAGTCGGCATAAGTCAAAAAATCGTTAGAAAACTTGCATCGGATCGTCGGCGAAGGTGTGGAACTCATCGCCCGCAAAAGTCACCATCCCGTCGGCCAGCTCGCCTGGCTCCAACTCGAATAACTCGCCGTCGCCGATCAGTGAAACAGCTTGCGTGATGGCGTCGGCCACAACCGACGGTTTGGAAATGCTCGCCAGGCTGGCCGTTCCTGAGTAGCCGCGAATCAGTGTTCCCGCCGGATACAGGGTCAATTCGAGCGCCTGGCCGATTTGCTCGGCCGAGAAAAACGGCGCGGCCGCCTCGTTCGTGCGTTGCCAATGAAAAACCAAATTCAGCCGCCACCCGCGCCCTATAATGGCGACAATATCCCACCCGCTCAAAAGATGGTCGGAGTTCGAGGCCATCACCGAAACGTTTGTGCGGCGTTCGGTGGCGGTGGTGTTGAGCGTCCATTCCTTGAGGGAAGGCACCTCTTCCCCCGAGTTCAATTTCACCACCCCGTCGTTCCCCTTGGTGATCGTGCCGGCCATTTAATCGCCTCCCGCGTTATCGTTCCCCGGTTGATCGTTCAATGGCAACTCGGGTTGCGCCCATGAGAGCGGAACCCCTTGCGCCTCCGCCATCTTCATAAACTCGGCGGTCTCCTCCAATAGTTCTTCCGGGTCAGCGCCGCTGGTGTCCTCGATAATCCGTTGCGGCGAGGTGTGGCCGCCGGCAATCGCCAGGTTGGCCGCCTGCACTTCCTTCAGCGGGTCAACCCATTGCCAGCCGCGACCGCTGAACCGGTAACAATCATCGGCCATCGATGCGGCGAGTTTGGCCGAGTCCAGGCCGGCGACCTTGTTGATTTGCTGCACCATCGCCCAACGAAGGAAATTCGGTTCCTCGAAATGATCGACGATGAATCCCTGTAAAGTACGCCACGCGTCGCGGTCGGTCAGTTTCGCCTCACGAAGAGAGGAATAATTCACGCCTTCGTAATTGTTGAAGATGTGGTTGTAATTCCCACCCAAACCCGAAGCGATGCCGCGGGCGATCGTCTTGTGAAACTCTTCGAGGTTCGCCGGCGGATAGTTCGGGTCGAAGGTGTCAACATCGAGGCCGCGGGGCAGTAGCTCGAACAATCCCGGTTCCACTTCTTGCCGAAGGTCCGCGGTGCCGTTCTCTTCTTCGCCCGGCGCTTCGCCGTCGTATTCGTCGTTCGGTTTGTAGAACCCCATCTTCGATGCCGCAATGCGCGCACCCAAAACCACCGCCTCTTCGAATTTGTCGAGCATGCGCGCCCGTAGGCCAGGCGCCGCAAGGTGCGTCACGCCGCGACTTTGGCCGGGCCGCTCGATGGAATAAACGTGCGTGACGTGTTCGGCCTCGATGCGTTGACGTGGCCGGTTAGTGGCGTTCCATCCGAAAATTCCTTCGCTCGGGTGCTGGTCTAAAATATGGTAGGCCACCGGGCGGTCGTATTCGTCCACCTCGACGCCCATCTTGACGGCGTTTCCATTCGGCAGTCGGCCGTTCAACGTCCAGTCCAGGCGCATCGAGTCGACGACCTGCACCGCATAACGCCACTTGTTCTCGGCGAACCCCGGATGGTGAATCACCAAACACTCGCCGTCGACCATCCAACGATCTAAAACAAGGTCGAGCAAATCCTTGCGCGTCATTTTTCCGCAAGTCGTCGGCGAATGCTTCAACTTGCCGGCGGCCTTCCATGCGGCCTCAAGCGCCCGGTTAAAAGTCCGATCCACGCGCCCGTTTCTCGCCTTCCGGCAACTTGTGAATTTGAAACCACGCGGGCCGATCACGTTTGCCTTTTGCAGCGCCAGGTGGCGAATCACGTAGTCGTTGTTTCTCTCAAGGTCTCGGGCCCTGGCGACCATCGAAACCAATTGGCCGTGCATCGACGCGTCGGCCGAAACGTCGTGCGTTTCCCAACCAACAAACGATTCGTTGGAGGCCAGTTGATAAAACCGTTTCCCCCTCCGACCGCCGCGGCGTTGCTCGAATTTCCCGGTGGCGCGGTTGAATGTATACTGCGAGGCCATTAGGAAACTTTCGAAACGATGCGGCGCCATCCCGTTTTTCGGTGCGGAATGATTCCAAGGTTAGCCTTCACTTTGTCGATTTGTTCGACCAACCATGACCGATGCCGGCGAAGTTCGGCCAGGTCCATCCATTCATAAGAGCGGGTCGACACCGAGGTTTGAATCTGATACGACCGAAGGCCATCACTTGCGGCCACCGCCTCGCGGATCGTCGTTTCCGTCGTTGTAAGATCGGCTTGGAGTTGGACAAGCGCCGCGTTGGCGGCGTCGTAATCCTGTAAAATCCGCATCGAAAACACGACCGGTTGGAAAATCTCGGTGGCCTTCGAAACCTGAATGGTCACACCGTAATCGCCGGCCACCCATGCGGCGGTCGTTGCGGGAAGGCCGTCATACTCCCAGCCGCTACCCGATCCCGCGGCCGACCCCGTGAGAGTAAACCGATTCCCGGCCCCGTCGTTGAACATCAAAGAGGAGTCCCAGGAATCCGCCGACGAAAACCCGTCCACGGTCCATTCCCACTTCGCCGTTGCGCCGGCGCGGTGTTGAGTAGGAAGGGAAATTCGGTCGTTGCCTGCCATCCTCTTTCGGAAGGTGGCACTTTCCCACTTATCGAACCGACGCCCAACCGCGCCGCCTGGTCGCCTTTCGGCGTGGCGTTGGCGTCTTTTTCTTGGTTTTGGGTGCCGGTTTGGCCTGTTTCACCGGTTTGGCCGGTTCCTCGGATTTCTCGGCCTCCCGTTTCTTCATCGCGCGGTTACGGCGCGCCATCGTGCGAAGGTTCAATGGCAACGAACGAAGCGCGCTCAATGCATACACCCGAACGTCGAGCGGTTCGTTGCGTTGGCCGCCTTCCTTTTTCTTTTCGAATCTGACGGTTGGCCGCCCACCACTCCAACGAATCACTTTTTCCTCGGCGGTTAGTTGTTTGAAGTAGTCGACCGAATAGGCCATTGGAAAATGCATACGGCCGGCGGATTCCTCCGGGTTGGATAGCCTGGCATAAATTGTTTCCTTGGCGGTGTCGGTGCCTACGTGCGCCAGGCGCACCCGTTGTTTTTTCAAAATCGAAAACCGGGCGAAAATCGGTTGGCCGGCGGTCGTCAGGCCTCGGCACGGGAAAACGTGGCGCGCCGTTTTCCCCCGACAAAACGAATAAACCGCATCGGCGCGGTGACCGCCGGCATCGAGAAAAACGGCCTTTATGTGCATTTCGCGCCCGTCCTTCCGTTTGAACGTGGTTTCCCTCAAGTATTCCTCAAGTTGCGCGCGCGTGTTTCGGTTGTTGGGATCGCCGTGAATGGTGACGTAATCCAATGACCATGACTCCTCACCGTCGCCCCAACCGACCACTTCGAGTTCAAAACGGTCATCTTGCGTATCCCCGCCGGCGGTGATCACCAACACGTCATCGGGAATGGCGTCGGTGGTGTTGTAATCTTCTCGCCGCTCGAAAAGGCGTTGGTGGTCGAGTTCCTGCGCCCCGAATGAATACGGCCGGCCCAAAACGGTGTTGTAGAACACCTGTTCCATCTCCGGGTCGCCCTTCGCGCGTTGCCACTGGTCACAAATCCACCGCCACGAGCGAAAGGGAGAATAGGCCGTCCATATGAAAAATCCCCGCCGATCCCGCGGCGCTTCATCGGTCGCCATCCAACGCGCCTTCCCGCCCATGGCCTCGTCGGCAATCATCGAGGCCTTGTGGTGATGTTCCACCCACTCGTCGCACTCGGTGCATTGAAACTCAGCATAATGATCCTTTTGCGGGTCATGTTGCAGGTTTTCCCATTCAAGCGGGAAGAGTTTTTCGCAATGCGGGCAAGGAACATGGTATTTCCGCTTGTCGGTCGCCTCGAAACCTTTTGCGGTTCGGCTGGCATCCTTCAAAACGGGCGTGCCGCCGGCGATGAACATCCGGTTACTTTCGAAGGTCGCTTGGCGCGCCCGCGCCAGTTCGATCGGGTCGCCCTCTTTTCCAGTCGAATGCGGCATGCGGTCGACTTCATCGGCCAACACGATGCGGATGGGCCGCGACGCAATCGAAGCCGGCGAGTTCGCGCCGATCATGACTAGGCGCCCGCCAGGGAAATGTTTCGCCTGAATCGTCGACCCGTTCTTTTCCCCGTAACCGGTCAACGCCGCGAGCTCGGGACAATCCCGAAGCATAGGCTCGATGCGGTCTTTCGAATAGGATTCGGCCATCTCAACCGTCGGCTGAACCATCATCATCGGCCCAGGGTCGAGGTGAATATGGTAGCCAATCACGTTGTTCAGGTTTTCCGAGTACGCGATTTGCGCCGACTTCATAAACCAAACCTCTTCAACGTCGACATCGGCGCCCGTCATCACGTCGAGAATTTCTCTCATGTATGGCGTTCGCTCGATTCGAAAACGGCCGTATTCGGCCGAGGCCTCCGACGAAAGCCGGCGGAATCGGTTCGCCCACTCCGAACCGGTGATGTTCGGCGGCGGCGCCAAACCGCGCCGGCGTGCGCGGTCGCGGATTTCTCTAGCCTTCACCGGGTTGGCTCAGTTCCTCCAACAACTGGTTGGTTTCGTTATCAATCCTGCGCGCCATTTGTCTTTCGGTTTTCATGCCAATCAATTCAGGTGCCAACTTCGAACCAAGGCCGGAAAGGCCACCGCGAATTCGTTGAAATTCTTGCGTCCACGTCGCTTCAACTTCCGCCGCCTCGACGAGTTCCCCGCGTTTCTGCGCGTTCGCCATCTCTTGCGCGTCGGCCCTGGCCTTGTTCAATCGCGCTTGTTGAAGCGGTGCCACCAATGGCGTTTCCTCGCCGTCGGCCGGCGCTTCCGATTCCTTCCGGGAACCGGCCCCGTTCAACTTCCAATCGTAAACCTTCGAGGTGTCGAAGAACACGCGCCGCCCCTCGGACCAATGCGGGCAACCGGATTCCCGCCAACCGTCAATCGTGCTCAACTCAACACCAAGAACCCGCCGCAAGTCTGACCGACTGCACCGCCGCGGGTCAATTCACGTCGCTTCCCCTGGCATATGTTTTACAGTAGTTGTGGCGTGCTGGGAAATTTACACAAAGGGGAAAACTGCGG